AACTATTGTGGCGGGTCCCATCCCCGATGGCATGTTGCAGACAGGTGCGGATAACAGAATACGCATGACCATGATCGGAGGCGCCAAATACGAACACAAACTATGGGAGTATGACAGTGACCACATAGTCGTACGCTCGTGGTTTCGGACTTATATCTACTTGGTTGAATCCCTTGTTCATCCAGAGGATCCCAGTAGACGAGTTGTTGGCTTATTTCCAAAACGAGTCATCTATGGACCCTGGGGCCAGTTATACAAATGGTTCCCGGGCACACAACTCAAACGCCGAAATTTCCTCCATCCTAGTGGTTTAGTGTCCACGCGGTTTTTCACCAGACAGGTAGGTAAAACCGTGATGTACACCTCAGTCACCGAACCAAATAAGACCACTAGTGTAACCCTACCTGATATTGTCATTGAAGCTTGTTGGCAACGTTATTGTCGTACAACTGCTAAGACCGAAGTGGGATCGCTCGAATCAATTATTGATCAAATGCTTAACTCCAAAACCGAGGATAAGTCGAGCTACTTGTACCCATTGGCCCGTGAACATACCGTTCTTAGCACAGTTGCCTTTCAGTTGCTCTATTTATTCGAGCATTATCCAAGCTTTTTCGCCGAAACAAATCGGCCATATTACACCATCCCAGAGTATCGCGAACACAATTATACCGTTTTACCACCAGGTAAGATATTGGCTGATGATCCAAGGCCATCAATGCGTGCTCTGTTTACGGATGAGGGCCAAGAATCCGTTGACGGCAAACGTCAACAACCCTGGATGACATCCGCCGTAAGCCCTACCATTTGCAAGACCAATGAGGAGTCATGCATTCAAGGCAGGATAAATGATGTCGTCAACAATCGAACACCACCCAAGAAATATGATGCCTACGCGACGCAATTCATCGGACAGCTTGTTGGGAACAAACGTCACACATTGATACCAATGAGCTACGAAGATGCAGCCGAACGCCAATCAACGCCATCCCAACGAAACATATTAGCAAGAGCAGCTTGTTTCCTAGGATTGCATTTCGCCGGCACATGGGTGCGGAACAGGGTTTCAGCATTTCAGAAACGAGAAGCATACGGAAAAGTCACTTATCCCCGCAACATTTCAACCACCAGCGGCGCTCATAAGTGGAAATTCGCGCGTTACACGTATGTTGCCACTGATTTGCTTAAGAAAACCGCCTGGTATGCCTTTGGTAAGACTCCTTTAGCTGTAGCCAGGGCTGTCTGTGAACTTTGTCGACCAGCAAAATATGTCATTCCAACTGACTTCGGCAAATTCGACGGACGCCACTCAAAATGGCTCGCGGACAAGGAGGAAGAATTTTACCTTACTGCCTTTTCCCCCCGTTACCATCAGGAAATTTCCCGCCTACATTGGGACAATTTCCAATGCCGTGCTGTCACAAGGCATGGCGTCAAGTATAACACGGGTTGGTCAAGGCTTTCCGGTTCAATGGATACCAGTCTCGCTAATACTTTCGACAACGCGCTTGTTGCCTACATCACTCTCCGTGAAGACGGGTGGGATCACGATGAAGCCTGGAAGCGTTTAGGCTTGTATGGAGGTGATGACGGGCTAACACCGGACGTGTCTCCTGCTACTTACCAAGTGGTAGCGGGCAAAATAGGCTTGGAACTGAAGGCCGATATGGTTCAACGTGGCCAACCGGTCCCCTTTCTGGGCAGATACTTTGTCAACCCATGGGTTGAGGGTGGAAACCACTCTATCTGCGACGTTCCACGCCAGGCTCAGAAACTACACTTAACCACCGCCAGCCGATTGGTGCCTAACGAAGTCGCACTATTGCGCAAAGCTCAAGGATACATGCTAACTGACCGTGACACTCCGCTCATTGGCAAGTGGGCTGAGAAGATCATCGAGACCTATGGCAACATGAAGACCAAAGTTCAAACTGTTGACCAAGAACTCATGGATCGCGAGCTTAGCTGGTGGGGCGCTGAATGCCTCAGACACAACCAATATTTTCCACAGCTGACAAGAAACGAGAACACTGTCATTGCTGAGAAGATATGGGGCAAAGAGTGTGGTTTGACCCAAGAACGAGTCCTCTGGGCCGAATCATCAATTGCACAAGGCAATTTATTTATAAGCGCAACCGAACCTCCATTCAAACGCGATGTCTCGATCGGTGTCAGAGCTGTGGTGGGATCGCATCTTCGCGAACCAAAGCAAGCCGTACACGACGCTGCTGAAGAGGCACGAAGAGATGTGCGTGTGGTGGATAACGCGAGGTTACCGCCTAACGTACCCGGAGAACAGCCACGTGCTGGTCGGGTCGATGGAAATGAACGTCGGCCTGCTGGTGCAAGGCGAGATCGGCCAAACGCTCATCCAGCGAGCGTTCCCCCATCTAACGGGGACCGAGGCACTGGTCACGGCGCAGGTCACAATGAAGGACCTGTTCAACGCCGGAATCAAGCCAAC